ACCATGATCATGACTTGCGACATCACAAAGCCCTTACACAAATCGAGACATTCACATTACTATTAATAGTGTGAGCTGTGCAACCTGAGAATAGGAGGCACAGCAATGTGATGATCGATGCAACTTTGGTACGTTTACACATATAAGTTACTTCTTTAAAAAGAGTGCTCGTTCTGCTTCTCGGCGACGAACTAGGCCCTTCATAACCTTGCCACCTGCTTTGTTCCAAACTAGGAATTGATCAGCAGCACCTTGATAGTCACGTTTATTGAGTTTCTTTAATAAGGTTGAATTATTAAAAGCACCAGAGCCAATGTTGTAAGTCAGCGATACTAATGCATCAAACTGATTTTGAGTTAAAGGTACAGTTACCGATTCATTTACAGTCTTTTCAAATTTGGCTAAGTCATGCTTAAAGTAAGTCTTAGCTTGCTCAGGTGTGCAAGTATCACCTTGCTTAACCTTCACGCCATTTGGATAAACTGTTGTGCCAGTGCCAATAGTCCAGACTCCTACACCATCGTCATAAGCTTTGAATCGTGTGTCTTCAAATCCTGAAATTAGATTTACACCAACATCACTTGTAGTCATGCCAGAAGGCGCAAGTTTATCGACCACCTTATTTAGATCATCTACTTGTGCTTGTGTAAGCTTGCCACCTGCAATCACACGAGCAGCATCAAAGAATGGTTTAGTTGTCATTGGATTCACCTTTCTTTTTCTCTAACTCAGAGCTACCAAAATAAAAGCCACATGCAGTTGTCATAGCCCCAGCAATAAAACCCAATGCCGTATTAATCAGATTGCTGTTTTCTCGCGGCATATCCACAAAAAATAAAGCAATCACTAAAACAAACATCAGTCCCACTAATGCGAAAGCTAGATAAGCTCTTGTGTTTTCACTATTCATCGTCCTGCTTCCTCTAACCGTGAAACCTTCTCTTTAATTAAAGATTGATCTTGGCTTAATTGAATAATTGAAGATCCAACCCAAGCGCACAGCGAAAATACGATTCCTGCAAAGATGCCAAGCAGTACACGCAATACAGAAATTCCACCATCTTGCGCTGCTGTGCGGTTTTCTAAATTGGCGACTTTGATATCCAATGTATCGATATCCTTTTTGTTCTGTTCGCTAGTCTCTTTGTGTGCTTCATTAATAAAAGTCAGTCGAGTAACATGATCTGACAACATGCGAATATCACTCTGAATTGAGTCAATTTTCTTTTCAAATCTCAACCCGTATGATTCATTTTCAGTCATGCCTTCCCCCTTTCGTTTAGGCAATAAAAAAGCACCCGGTTGGGTGCTGTTACTTTTTCATTTCAATAACACTTAACGTTCTCGAAGTAATCATAAAGTTGCTTCTTGATTCCACATTTAATGGAATATTAACGCCCTCCTGTCGAGCAAATCCTGCTTTAAGTGTGTAGGTAACATTGCCAATAGTACTGTTATCATCAATAGCTGAAACGATAACCGCAGTCCCGTTGAAATTGACATTAATAGTACCAGTTTCAAGATTTGCACCTAATGAACCCCGTCCAATTAAATTTCCATTCCGATATATAGAAATATAAAAAGAAGCCATGGCCCTGTCATTTGCTGCAATTGGATTACCTCGTCCGTCACTTACACTAAAAGCGCCAAAAGTAGGTGTGCAAATATTTACTGAAGCATCAATTCTAACTTTTCCACCACTTCTATTTAACGTTACTTGTAAAAGTGTACCTATATGATTTTCCCACGCTGATAGGTGGTTGTTAAAATCATTATTAGGCTGTCCACTTGTAACTCCACCTGCAAAAGTAGTGATAGTCTTTACATCAATTGCTTTTACACCTATTGGAACAGTTACTGCTTCATCCTGGATTTTAAGGGTGCTAATTGCACCATCATCAATATTTGCATTTTTAACTTTAATTGAACCTAGATCAGCGCTAATAACACTTAAGTTTTCTGCCCAGATCCTATTCGCATTGATATATCCAAAACTACCATTGTCGACATACAATCCACGCGGAATAACAGTACCGTTTGGCAAAGTAACTGGAGTATTTTGCAGTGTCATTAATGGTTTAGGTTCTACACCATCAACACCGACAGGCGTACCAAACTGAATTGCATCATAGTTAAAGATGAATGTTGATGTTGTACCATCGTTCATTGAACCATGTCCTGAGACATGGCCATTCACATCAAACTTCATGAATTGCTCTGCATAGACACCATCTACACTTTTTGACACTTCCTGAATCGATGCTGTATGTCCGTCAACAGTTGTTTGAATAGTATCAACTTTCTCTGCTGTCGCATTCTGAGCATCAGCCACAGCATTCACTTTTTGTTGAACTGTTGCCAAATTGGTGTTTGCTGTGTTTGCTTTATCTAGGGCATCGTTTGCAGTTTTTTGAGCTGCATTAGCTGCCGCTGCCGCATCCGTTGCTGCCTTATCAGTTACTGTTACCCACGCTGAACCATTCCAACGCTTAGGTGTATTCGCGCCACCTGTTGTATCAATCCAGAGATTTTGTGCAAGGCGTTTATCGGCTGCGGGTACTGTTGATCCAAAAATTACCTCCCCTTTATTACCCGCTGCCGTCGCGGCTGCTTGTGCAGCCTGTTGTGCACTGTTGGCTGTAGCTTGTGCATTACCCGCTGCTGCATTTGCAGATGAAGCAGAAGCTTGAACAATATCAATTTGACTTGCTTGCGAAGACTGACTATCTGTAAGCGTTTTGATCTGGCTCTGAACTGTTGCTTTGTTACTTTCAAACTGAGTTTGAACAGTATCAATACGTTGCCCAAGTGCGCTATCAGCATTTACACGCGCAGTAGATTCAGAGGCAATAGTTGCCTTATTTTCATCTATCTGAGCCTGAGTAATATCAATCCGCTTACTTAAAACCAAGTCACCTTCAGCTGCTGCTGACTGTAATGACCATGATCCAGCCTCTGTTGATGAGCTGTCAGCAGTTAGTGAAGTACTATCTGCGGTTAGTGGGGTAACTTTTGCATAGACTCCGCTTAATCGCTCAGTATTTGCATTGATCAAATCACCCTGCTCATCAACGGTAGCTTTCACACTATCCACATAACCTGTTGAGGCCTTGTCACTAAGCTCAGCCTCTACAGACTCAACACGCTCAATTGCAGCACTAGATGCATCTGCTGCTGCATTGGCTTGTGATAGTGCTGTGGCTGCATTTGCCTTAGCTGTTGCAGCATCACTACTTGCAGTGCCAGCTGTTGCTTTTGCCTGATTTGCTACAGTAACAGCAGACCCAGCTTCCGAAACTGCTGCTTCAGATTTAGTTACAGCAGTAGCACTATTTTCAAGTGCCTGACCTGCTTGATCAGTTGCAGTATTGACTTTGACATCAATTGCATCAACTTTTAAAGCGGTTGCTTCATTGTCTGCAGTATTAATATCAACTCGTTGACTCACTGCTGCTAAAGCTGCATCGTTACTCGCTTTATAAACATTTAAAGCTTGGACTGTAGCAGCATCACCACTCGCTCTTGCTGTAGCTTCCTGTTGAATTAATGCAGTGTTTTCACCAACTGAAGCTGAAACGGTATCGATGCGCTTACTTAAAGCTAAATCGCCATCAGCATAAGCAGACTGAATTGTCCACGCCCCTGCTTGGTTGCTACCACTATCAGCTGTCCAGTTGTTTTGGTCAGCAGTTAATGGAGTAACTTTTGCATAAACACCATCAAGCTTCTGCGTTTGAGCTTTAACAACGCCATCAATATCCTCTACATCCGCTTTGACTTCTTCAAGCGCACCAGTTGAAGCCTTGTCCTCTAAAGCAGCATTGATTTCATTAATAGATAATGCATTAGCACTAGAAGCATCAGCAGCAGCTTGCGCTTTACTGATAGCAGTTGCAGCATTGGTTTTTGCAGTTGCAGCATCACTACTAGCGGTATTGGCTGTATTAATAGCACCATCTGCTTTTGAACTTGCCGATTGTGCTGTTGCTGTTGCTTCCCGTGCCATTGATGAAGCTGAACCTGCTTGAGACACCGCTGTATCAGCCTTGCTTATGGCAGTAGCACTATTTTCAAGTGCTTTGCCAGCATCATCCGTGGCAACCTTTACACTGGCTCTTAAACCATCAATTGCCTGTGTATTTGCACTAGTGTCATCAACAACTGCTGTTACATCGTCTATAACCGAAGCCAGAGCCAAGTCATTGGAAGCAATGTAATTATTCAGTGCCTGAACCTGTGCTCCATCGGCATCAGCCAAAGCAATAAGTTTTTGCTGAACAGAAGCATTGTTATTGCCAAAATCTGAACTCAACGTATCAATTCTTTGGCTTAGTGCGCTGTCACCATTGACTCTTGCTAAGGCTTCTTGCTGAATAGCAGCTTGGTTATTTCCCACCTGAGCATTAACAACATCGATACGTTTACTTAGGGCTAAATCACCTTCAGCAAATGCTGACTGAATTGTCCAAGCAGCAGCTTGGTTACTTCCATTATCTGCGGTCCAGTTGTTCTGATCAGCCGTTAAAGGTGTTACCTGTGCGTAAACACCGTCCAGTTTTGTTGCTGTAGCATGTAAGTCATCTGCAACAATATCAACCGATTCTTGAACAGCTGCAATTGATGTGTCGGTGCTTTCTTTATAGGTAGTGACAGCATTAAGAATCTGCTGGTCACCATCAGTTCTAGCCTGAATCTCTTGAGTTAAACCATCACTGACACCTTTAACTGCAGCAATGCGGTCATTGGTTTCTTTCGCAACGGCATCAGAAACTTGCTTAACTTCACCCTGCCGTACCAAAGATTCTTGTGCAATTGCATCTGCACGGGCTTGTGCTTCAGCTGCATCTGCTGCAATTCGATCACTAATTTCTTGTGTAAGGCTATCGTTTAATCCAGAAACATCACTTACTCTTTGCTGGGTTTCAGCATCGATTGCTGCATTCGCAGAATCAATTTCACCCTCAAGAGCAGTAACTTTGTCAATTAAATTTCCGATATCTCCATCAAGACCTTCAATCGTATCAATCTTATTGATCGTATCTCTTAAGTCCTGATCTAACTGCGTTGCAGAAATTAAGCCATCAAGCGCATCAAGAATATCATTCGCCTGTGCAGTTGAAGTGCCACTAACCCAACTAGACCAATCCCCTTTATTACCGATCCGGTCAACCAACCGCCCCCGATACCAGAGTGTCACATTAGCAGCCAAACCCTGCTGCTGTAGTGAAGTCGTTGGATAAGCATAAGAACCCAGAGGCTGAATATTGGCACCATTGGAAGTCGTAGAATATTCAATTTCCGTATATGCAGT